TCACAGCAAGACCCGTCCTGAAATAAACAAGCGGCCGGTATTTGAGCGTCTTGGCTATTCGGCGCACGAATATCTCTTCGTGAAACATCTCTAGGGAGTTAGCACTATGGCATTTTCAGCCATCGCCGTTGGAGCTGCCGTAGTAGGTGGCGCGACAGCAATAATAGGGGGCAACGCTGCGAGAGACGCGGCGCGAACTCAAGCAAATGCTACGCGTGAGGCTACAGCAGCCCAGACGGCAATTTACCAACAGAACAGGCAAGACCTTTCTCCGTATGTTAGCCTCGGCAATGCTGGCGCAGAAAGAATGCGTGAACTTTTGGACTCCGGAGCGTTGGATAGTCGGGGCCTGACCTACACCCCCTACAGGGAATTCACAGGCGTCAATGCTGACAACGTCGCCCAAACTCCTGGTTATCAATTTGTAAGAAACGAGGGTTTGCGGGCTGTCACAAATACCAACACAGCGTCTGGTCTTGCTGGCTCAGGGGCTCAAGCTGCTGGAGCCGCCAGCTATGTGACCGGCCTCGCCGAGAACACTTACAACAGCCAGGTGCAGAACAATCTGGCAGAATACATGGCGGGATTGGAAGGCCACGTCAGAAACTTTGAAACTGGTTTCAACGCTGACCAGACCGGTCTCACAAATATGTATAACAGGATCATGGGTGTCACGCAAGTTGGTCAAGGGGCAGTTGCCACGCAGGCAAACGCTGGGACCATACTTTCTGGTCAGATTGGTCAAAATCTCACCGGGGCAGCTAACGCAAATGCCGCGGGCACAATTGGTGTGGCGAATGCGTATGCCGGTGGCCTTAACACTGCGTTCAGCGGCGTTTCGAACGCCTTGATTATGAACCAACTACTCAATAGGTACGGGTCGAGACCCGGAGGGTCTGGTCCCGTTAATACGGCGCCACAACCCGGGTCTAACACGCAGCAACAAGCTCGATAGGAGATTTGTCACATGTCAGGCGGACTCGATCCCTCCATCGCTCTTGGGTTTAAGCCCACAGCTCCCGCGGGGAACACCAATCCATTCAGTCAATTTTCGCAAACTGTTGACATGGCGAATTCCATCAACAGATTTCGGAGAGAGGACGAGACTTTCAACGCTCAACAGACTATCGGTAGAGCGTTGCAAAATTCTATGGACCCGCAGACTGGTCAGATCAATCAGGAAGCTTTCAAGGCCGAAATTGCCAATAATCCGATGGCGGGATTTTTGGCTCCACAAGCTCTTGCCCAAGCCAAAGCATTGGAACAGGGCAATCTGCAAGTTCAACAAACTCAAGCTCTCCTTGGTATGGCTCGACTCAACAATATGCGCCAATCTATTCAGGGATTGTTGGCAAACCCCAACGTGACCAGACAAGATGTGGTTTCGGCAGTCGGTGAATTGTTGGCCCTTCCTGAAAATGAACGGCCATTCTCAGCGACGGTGGCCGCTGCTACTCTTGCCAACCTCCCGACAAATCCTGCGGGGGTGCGCCAGTGGCTTCTTCAACAAATGGCATCTACGGACCAGGGTCTGCAGCAAATTCAAAGATTTCTGCCCAATCCTACCGGCGTCCAAACTGGAGCCGCCACAAGGTTTGTCGACACAAACCCTCTTACAAATCCCAATGCGGCTGGGCAGTCGGTCACAAACGAGCCTGGTCCGGACGCTCGGAACAATCTCGTCCAACGCTACAATCCGAATACTCGTCAAATGGAATTCGTCCCTCGCCAGGAAATTGCTCCAATGGTGGGAGGAGAAGGGGCCCCTGCCACGGGCACCGCTCCCGGCCAGGGAACTCCTCCGGGCACAGGGGCACCGCGTCCACCAATGCCGACTCAACAGCCAGGAGGAAGACCTGGAATGGGGGATGGGAGGTATCCGGGCTCTCCAAGACCTGGACAAGTGCCTGGAGCTTCAAGTCCTCCAACTGAAAGACCGACTCCTTCCGCCGCTCCTGCTGGACCCCCTCTTGGAGCTGCCGGAGCGTCTGAAGTTGTGGCGCAACGTTCTGCAGAATTGAGTATGGATTTGTCCAGAGAAGCCGGTCAAGTTCCTATGATGTTGGCGACGCTCGGAAATATGAAGACAATGTTGACTCAATTCAACACAGGTCCCGGTGCCGCCTGGACGCGTGAAATGGTCAACGCGTATAACCGAATTGCCCCTCCGACAATGCAGATCAGGGTTGAAGGCACGGCAGCGCAGGAAGAATTTGTCAAACTCTCAACTCAGTTGGCTCAACAGCAGTTCCAAGCTCTTGGAGGGACTGGAGCTAACGAGCAGTTGGCCAGTGCTATGAGAACAAGTCCAAATGAAACTCTTTCAAAGATGGGTAACCAGAGCATCATTGCCCTTCTGCAAGGTAACGCAGATGCAATCAGGGTGAAGAGTGACGAATGGCAGAAGTGGTTGTCTTCTGGCCGCGGTCCGGAAACCTACACCCAGTTCTCGAATGAGTTCAACAAGGGCTTTGATCCGAGGATCTTCCAGGCTATACACATGAGCGCGGAAAGCCGTCGACAGATGATGAACGCCATGTCTCAAAACGAGCGTGAAGACTTCAACAGAAATTTCAGAACCGCTGTCGATAAGGGCTGGGTTCGCGTTCCAGGAACTGGGGCTCAGGGAGGAAGTCGATAATGTCGGTCGACAATTTCAACGATTTGATTGAAGAAGCGGCTCGGCGCCACAACGTCGACCCTAATTTGATCAAAGCTGTCATGCACATTGAAAGTCGTGGAAATCCACGCGCATTCAACAGAGAGTCTAAGGCTGCCGGATTGATGCAAATCATTCCTGACACGGCCCGCAGACTTGGCGTGACTGATCCATACGATCCAGCCCAATCTATCGACGCCGGCGCTCGCCACCTTGCTGAAAGTTTGAACAGACACGGCGACCCTTCAAAAGCCATTTTGGAATACCACGGCGGAAGAAGGCAGGCAAATTGGGGGCCTAGAACTCAAGCCTATCTCGAAAACGTGATGAATAGGTTCAACGAAATCAACCAGCCACGTGATCCCCAGGCTGAAAACCAGACTCCAACCCAACCAGCAGCTCCTGTTGGAAACGCACAACCGACTTCCCAGCCAGGGCAAACTCAAACCAGTCAGACTGCTCAAGATCCGATTGAGATGTTTTTGTCAGGGGCTGGCCAGGAAAGCGCCGTTGCACCGACTGTCAGAGGCCCTAGAATTATCAGTCAAGCTTCGGCTTCTGAAAACACTCCGCAGGCTTCCACCGTGCCGGGTCCCAGAGCCATTCCAGATGGTATGGCCGATGATCCAATAGGCCAGTTCCTTTTCGGGGTTCAGAACGAAACTCAACGTCCAGATCCTGCAACAGGTCAAATCCCACCCCCTCGCAGACAAACCTCAGCCGGTGAAAGATTTGGGGCTGGGTTGGGTCGTGGTCTACGCGATGTTGTTGACGCGCCTGCTGAATTCCTTTCAAATCAAGCTGAAAAATCTGGACTGACCGGATATTTGAAAGACAGCTCTTTTGGAAGGTTTTTGGAAAGGGCGGGAGTTCCGATCACTTCCGGCCAACAAACCAGAGAAGGAAATCTCGAAGAGCGGAGAAATTTCGAGAGAGATTTCGGAGACAGTGGGATGGCCTTGGCCGGAAGAGTTGGCGGCCAGGTAGCAGGGGTTCTCGGTCCTCTCAAAGCTGGAGGAGCTGTGATACGTGGAGCCGGCTCCATTGTTGGTGCCACTGCCCCAACGTTGACGGCCCCCATCGCTCCTGCAGCTCGGGCTCTGGCTGGAACCACGTCTCCCGCCAATCCGTTTTTGAGATTTGGTGCTAGAGCGACTACGGGCGCTGCCCAAGGTGCGGCAACCACAGCCATGACTCTCGATCCTACTCAAGACACAGGCACCCAGATGGCAATCGGGACGGGAGCTGGTGCCGTAGGTAATGCGGTGCTCGCGCCTGCCATTTCCGCCGGCGCAAATAGCATGAGGCAGTTCCTGTCTCCGTCTCTTAATCCTCAGGTTGCGGCGTTGGCCCAAAGAGCAGAAACTCTGGGCGTCCCAGTCAGAGGCAGTCAAATAAGCGAAAGCCCGTTCATCAAGTGGCTTGATGAAACTTTGAACAACATTCCTGGAAGCGGGCAAGTTGCGAGAAACGCTGAACAACGGTCTCAATTTACAAGAGCGGTCTCAAAAGCGATCGGGGAAAATACCGACGCCATCACTCGAGATACTCTCCAAGCTGCTGAACGCAGAATTGGAAACACTATGAGCGATGTGGCAAGAAGAACCACTCTTCGTACTGACCAACAGTTCACAGACGCTCTGCAAAAAATTGACGACGAGTTGTTGAGAATGCCACTGCCAGACGGGTCGGCAAAAGCTCTGGCGCGTCAGCTAGAAGACGTGAGAAATGCCACGTCCTCCGGGACTATGTCTGGCGAAGCCTACCAAGCTTTTACCAGATACGGCACTCCATTGTCTATGGCTCAAAGATCTCCGGATCCGAACATCCGTCATTTTGCGGGACAGGTTCGCGATGCGTTGGATGATATGCTTGAGAGATCAGCTGCGCCGGAACTTGTTGACACTCTTCGCAGAGCTCGTAGTCAGTGGAGAGCGATGGTGAATGTTGTCGAACCTATGATCGAAAAGTCTCCAAACGGTCAGATCGATCCAGCCGCCTTGTTGACCCGCATTCGTGCAGCGTACCCAGATTTCTTGAGAAAGGGGACTGGTGGAAACGAGCTTGGGGAATTGGCAATGATCGGCGCACAATTCATGCCGAGGATGCCAAATTCTGGTAGTGCTCAAAGAGTAGCTATCGGGGCAGGCATAGCAAACACTGGCGCCTATCTCTTAGACCCGTCAATGTTGGCCACTGGTCTCGGGGTCACAGCTGGTACGGCCGCCGTTGGACGCGGAACTGGTGCTCTCCTTGCTAGTGACGTGTATAGAGACATGCTGTTGGGCAGAGGTATTCCAGGAGCCGTCGGTAGGGGAATTGATGAGGTCGGCGCTGGAGCTAATCGGCTTTTCCAAGCTGGAGGAGTTCCAGCCATGTCTTCAGCTGCTAGACAGGATTGGGCTAATGAACCTTTGCCCATGCCTGAACCCAACGGTCAAGTCATTGAAATCTTCCCACCTCGGAGATAGACTATGTCGGGAAATCAAGGTGGCCAGGTCGTAAATGGTCGCCAGCAATTTATCGATGGAAACGGGAGACCTCTAGCAGGTGGCAGGGTCTTTTTCTATCTCCCAAACACGTCAACTCCTGTCGCGACGTATCAAGATCCAGGTCTGACGACCATAAACACCAACCCGATCATTCTTGACGCTGCTGGCATGGCGACAATCCACACCAGCTACGACCAGCTCCGTCAAGTTCTGCAAGATCGTTTTGGAAACACGATTTGGGATAAGTTGACTGGTATCGCCGCGGACTTGTCTACGTCCACGGTCAACTTGTTGAACATAGCTGCTTTGCGTGCAAATGTAGTTCCGTATCTCACTGTCTTTGTCAAAGGATATTCCACTCCTGGAGACGGGGGCGAAGGAATTTTCTACTACGTCCCATCGGACACGACTTCTCCAGACGATCTCGGTGCCATCATTGTTGATGCTGCGGGCCACCGTTTCTACCGCTATCCGGATAAGGATGCCAGCCGAGTTAATATCCTTTGGTGGGGAGCAGTGGGTGATGGCGTCACCGACGATTACCCAGCCATCCAAGCCTGTTTCAATTACGCACACGCCAACAAAATGATACCATACATCCCAGACAGAACTTACTACTGTTCGCAGGGACCGTGGCTTCTTGGTGGTGCTCCGGGACTTTGGATGGATGGTGTGATCCTCTCCCCTGGAAATTTCGCTGCTCTGACTTTGGGTTCCAATGGCAACGCCAACAATCAGAGCAAAAGATACGGGCCCCTTAGAGTAAAACGCACCACTGTTTCCAATTGGAGTAATGAGGCAGATGTTGGAATTCGAATTTACAATTGCGACGCATGTCATATTGAAATCCCTCTGATTGACGGATTTACCATTGGATTGGAGACGGTTGGAGACGGTAGAGGTTTCGAGGACTCGAACATTTTCCTCGGCCGCATTGTCGACAACAGATACGGCATCAACGTGAGAACGCTTCAAGCCTCAAGCTGGAATAACGCCATTAGATATTTTGGTGGACACTTTGCTTGCAGGTCTAGCACAAACCCACATCTCTCAAGATTTGGAGTAAGATTTTCCGCTGACGCTGGAGCATACGATAGACACAATGCCCACTTTTTCTACTCGCCAGCATTTGAACTTCAGAGACAGGGGACGCCGGCCACAATTGAGGCTATTCCGTTTTTGTTTACGGCTGGAGACGAACGCGGGATTGTCGGTTGGGGCATCCGCATGGAAGGTTGCAGTGAATATGTCGCTAAAGCCGTCAGTCAGGTAAATGACTGCCAGTTTTGGGTGGCATTCACCGGGACATACGGCTTCAAAGGTAATCAAGTTTTGTACGATCCGGCCAACACTAGGTGCGGCGTTACTGTTTACACAAACCACCAGTCGAGCGGCGCCGAAGTCACACCCAGGTTGTTTGCTGACGCGTCCAATCTGAGAGCTTCTGCCTATAGGGACAACAGTCAATCAGCTTCGGGTGAAGCTTTGACTGGCGCCATAGGGTTTGAAAAATTGGTGTGCCTATCAGGTTCCCCAAATTCACAAATCGTAAATCTTAGCAATGGCGTTTTCAACGGTTTGACTTTTGTAGACGCTGGAGCCACCTTACTGACTAATGATGGAGTCGGGTTAACCACGGCGAGAGCCTTAGCGTTTGTTGTCGACGTGTCCAGATGTAAGGAAATTTTCGTCGCCGCAGAGGGCAACGACCTTCGGCTGATCGTCCAACAATACGATGCTTCTGAGAACATACTCAATGAGAATTACCCAATCAGACTTTCGAACATGAACACGGTCGGAAATTTTAGCGTTCCTACCCCTCCTCCACATGCGCCTATGTGGTGGGAAGGCAATGTCAATTTAGACCAACCTTTGGAAATCTACAATAACGACTTCACCGTCCTGCTTCAAACCGTTCCAGACTTTAACAGGATGCAGAGAATTCAACTCAACAATGCGGCAAAATACGCTGTCATTGGGGTCAGGGCGGGTGTGGCAGGAGCTGTGCTTAGATCGCTAAGACTTTACTGCGACGTTCTTCAATCTCCTCCTCTACTATACGGGGCCAACAGACCATTTGGGGCTCAAGAACGTGCAGTCTTTGTTGAAGGTTTGGATCCACCGAGTCTATCTCCAGGGTCCAGATACTTCGTAACGGTGACTTTCCCCAACGCTAGAACTGGGGACCCTATGGAAGCGACATTTGTTCCAGACACGATTGGGACTTCTCTCATAGGTTATATCAGGATCACGGCACAAGTTACGACGGCAAACAACGTTTTAGTGTGTTTTGAAAATCTCCACCCAAGCAGTACTGTCGACCTGACGATCGGCACCATCTACGTCCAGGGGCGAAAGCTCCGTATATAACCCAGCAACCAACGGAAGGATCAACCGCGCCATGTCTGAAACTTTGACCACTCGCGATAAAATTTTTCGCCAATTGAATTCAGCTTACAGGGCTGGGTATCCGTTGGCGGAGCAGAGATTTCTTGAGATTATTGCCAACCTGATTGCAGGCGGCGATGTGTCTCAAGTAAGTTCAAATCCTGCACAGCCGGGTTTGGCCGTCGGTGGTCAAACTTCCGGGCTCTTTACCCCAATTTTGGGGACGCTCGGTATTGTCGTACTTGGGGCTGAGCAGGTAAGATTTCTCGGCGTCTCGGACGCCGTAAACCGTGTCGAAATCTCTGGAGCTGCCGCGTCTTCACCGGTGACGGTTGCAGCGGCCGGCTCTGACACCAACGTCCAATTGAACATTTCGTCAAAGGGCACGTCCAATATCTCTATGAGAACTGGAGGCAATCAGCAAGTTCTCATCATCAATACGACGTCCGCGACCAACTCCATCGGATTGACGGGGTCCACGGCATCGAGCCCAGTCCAGATTGCCGTTCAAGGTGGCGTCAACATTCCAATTGCGGTCGTGTCGAGAGGCACGGGTTCAATTCAATTTGCAACTCAGAACAGCGTTGCGCGGGTCCAGTTTGAAGTGGCTGACACTGCCGGCACGGTTGTCAATTTTGTCAGAGCGACCGGCAACATTGCATCAGCGTTCCCAATTGTCTCTGCTCAAGGTTCTGATGCAAATATCAACTTACGTTTGGAAGGTAAGGGAACTGGTTCGGTTGACCTGTCAAGTCACCTCGCCAACTTCCTTCGCATTTCAGGCGCTGCTGCCACAATATCTCCGATTGTTGCAGCCGCTGGTTCTGACACCAACGTCAATCTCAGACTCCAGCCTAAAGGCACTGGGACGGTGGAAATTGGCGACAATCTTGCAAACTTCTTAAGAGTTGCCGGTGCCGCCACAACTCTTTCGCCAAATTTGTCAGCCCAGGGTTCAGATGCCAACATCGACCTGACTCTCACTCCAAAAGGCACCGGTCGGTTGAACATCGCGGGGACCGCCGTAACCGCCGCGACCTCGGCAGCGGCTTTCTCGGCCACAAGTCGAGTTCAGATCAAAATCAACGGAACCTCGTTCTGGATCCCAGCCTCTTCAGCCGCCTGGTAAATCCTACAACCTTTGGGGAGATTGAGATGCAGGAAAATTTCTTTGCTAGTGAAGCTGCTCAAGCGGCTGGAGCGGGAGCCCTCGGACTCCTAGGTCGTGTCATGACCCTAGCTCGAGCCGATAGAAGACCTCTAGGCTGGTCTCTGCTGTGGGAAATCCCAGTGGCGATTGGGATGGGGATTATTGGGTCCGGGTTGGCGGATTTTCTAAATCTTCAGAATTTCGCCCACCACGCCATGACTATTTCAACTGGCTATCTTGGGCCGAGAATTTTGGATCAACTATTCGATAGGTGGTTTCCACCTCCGCACAACAGAAGAAAGGATGACAAAAATGTCGACAACAACAAATAGACGTCCTCCAGTGAGCTGGAGGAACAACAATCCAGGAAACATTCGCTTTGTTCCTTCCATAAAGTGGCAGGGGCAGGAAGGCGAAGGTGACGGTGGTTTTGCCAAGTTCAAAACTCCTGAATTCGGGTTTAGAGCCTTGGCTCGCCAGCTCATGACCTACAAGGAGCGGTATGGGCTCGACACTCTCAGAAAAATTCTGAACCGTTGGGCCCCTCCGAATGGTTTTGCAAACGGGAAAAGCTACGAGCAAAACACCAACGGCTACATTGAAAAAGTGGCCAAAGACATGGGCGTCCACCCGGACGATCCTTTGAATGTCCAAAATGCCGCCACCATGTTGGCTCTGGTGAAGGCCATTGCCGACTATGAGGATGGGGCCGGTTGGAAGTGGCCGGACCATCACATGGTTGAAGGTCTCAGACTTGGCGGCTTCGACGTTCCTCCTGTCCCAGTATACCAGACCGGAACCGTCAGGACAGCCGCAAAGGTCGGAGCCGCCGGTGTGGCGGTCCAAGGAATTGGGCCTTTGACAGAGGGCATTGCCAAAGCGGTCCCAGCCATGTCCGTTCTGAAAGACCTGGCACCCTGGTTGGCAGCCTTGATCGTGGTCCTGGTGGCATCCTGGTTTGTCTGGGAGCGCATCCAGAAGCATAAGGCTGACGCGCCATGATATGGGTATCCACAGCATGGGCTTTGTTTCGATCCAGCCGCATGGCCAGGTATCTTTTTCTTGCCGCCGGTATGGTCGCAACGATCGGGATGGCACTGGTTATGGCCTTTGTCAGAGGCAATGCCCGGGGCCGCGCCAGGATCGACCACGAGTACGCGAAAAAAAGCTTGGAAAGGAGAGATGTTAGAGATGAGGTTGATCGCAACGTCACTCGCGATAATGACCCTAGCGGCCGGCTGTTCAAACACTGGTCGAGGGATTGATGCATGTGGTCCATGGCGTCCCATTATTGTGAGTCGCCAGGACCATTTCACCGAACTGACGGCCAGACAAATTCTGGCCCACAATGAAGCAGGCGCCCGCCTGTGTAACTGGGAAAAAGGAGCCCAAAAGTGAAGAACCAGAAGATGATGAAGAAGCCAATGAAGGATGCCGACGACTACGGCAAAAAAGGCTCGAACGGTGACAAGGGCAAAAAAATGCCAGCCAACAAATTGATGATGGCTGGCGGTCCGAAATCGAAGAGGAAGGATTGTTAGGAGCCATCTCCTAACTGTTCCCAATCGCGGCCAGAAGAGATCCACAATTTTCTGGCCGCGGGATGGGGGTACTCATCCTTGTATATGATCCTCCGACAACTTGTATTGAGAAGCAGTTTGGTGCAGGCAATGCACGGACTTGCGGTCACATACGCAGTGTCGATGCTGTGAACATCCTTACATTGGAGTAGAGCATTTTGCTCGGCGTGGATTGCTTGACACGAGTCAAGGTCCGTGCCAGACTTTGACGTGGCTCCAAGACAGCGGTGCGGGAAATACAAGCCGTCTGGTCCCAGTCTTTGACCATTAGCCACAAGGCAGTCGTGAGACACGTCGTATTGGACAGCCGACCAATCCAAATGTTTCTGGTTCAGGTGGTCCCCAATGTCCACCTTTACCTGTTCATTGCAGTGCGGTTGGCCAGACGCGACGCCGTTATATCCCGTGGCAATTACGTGGCCTCTAGCGTTTAGTAGGACGCAACCAACCTGCCTTCTAAAACAAGTGGCTCTGCGCGCAGTCGTGATTGCCAGGTCCATGGCCCAACGATCCCGTGTCGGTCTCACTTCCATTCTGACTTCTCCCACCACCGAATGTCGTCGCCCTTAGACGACTCTCTGAGAGACTTCAAGAATTGCAAAACGTGGGGCAATCCTTGTCTCTCCATTGGGGAAAAGCATAAATTCCCCGGGACTGGCTTTGTGGGGGACAGTTGACCAAGTTCCCACAAACATTTCTGAGCTGGTTCAAAGTCTTGTTCATACAGATGGCTGCTCGCGGCCGTCAAATACAGAGCGCCCGGAGTCACCAATCTTTCATTGTTAGGCGCTTCGTTTCGAATGTGGTTCACGATGTGTTTTGTGTTCAATATGCAACACACGGCAAACGCCAGCATCGAGAAGTTGAACACGTCGTAGGGGAGTCCGAGCCAAACATCAGAAGATCTCATGAAGACGTGAAGGTTCAACTTGTCACCACGAATTTTGAAATCGAAGGCCACCGTGCACGGAATATCCTTCGACTTTTCGGGGTTTGCCCTCCACGTGGTCAGTACGGCCTGGCGAGTATCTCTGTCGGTGGACAATTTTTCTACGACGTATCCCAATTGTTCAATGATCCTTGGTCCGTAGGCTCCATAGAACCTATGGCCATCATCGCTAAATTGAGCAATGTGTTTGTTCCACGGGGTGATACCCTCGACAGTGTCGTCACCCGACAAAATCCAAAAGGCCTCGGCAGCCATGAATTTGTAGCTGAGCCTTCTGCTGGGAAAAGTCAACACCGGGTAGTTCATGTTGACTGCGACGGTGTGTTGCGGCAATTCCTTGGTCAATCTCCCTCTGGGAGATACCTCAAACCCCTCCTCTAGGATTTTCCTGACAACGGTGAACCACTGAAAATCGAGAGTGTTGAACCACTCACTCGACTGCTTCGGCACGTTATTCATAGCTTGAAGCCCTCTTCGCAAGGTTGAACATTTGAAGACACGTGTCAAGATTGTTGACAAATACGTTCGGAGGACGCAAACTGTCAATTGCTCTTGGCGACCACGGTTTCATGGTCGTGTAATCATACCCGACCACGATGTTTGATGAGTTGTCCACAATTTGACTGAATTTGGAGAATTTATAGGCGAAGTAGACTTCCGACATCTGTTCTTCGCTTGAAAGCATTTCCTGACTTCGCCTGGAATTGAAAGTCTCCAGAACTTTTGCAAGAGGCGGGAGGCACATGATCATCACAGCGCCACACATATTCCCCAGAATAGTCAAGTCTGCCGCTCGCTTTCCGAGACGATCCTCGCCATTCCGGTATGCATCACCATAGATCTTCTCGCTGTGCCACGAGCGATCAAGAACAATGTCTTGACAACCGTGCAATGCCGGAAGAATGGACTCGACGTAATGTCTCCCAATTTTGACTTCGCCTTTATAGGCGCCGTGGTGGATATACTTTGCGCCAGTCAATTCAGCAAATTGCTGGGCAGCAGTTGTCTTCCCACCACCGTCCGGGCCTTCGAAGATGGTCAATTTCGAAGTCGTGAATTTGTCCTTGTCCATCATGCGTTGTCCCTGTCGAGGTGGATGAGATCGTCGAGACACCGACTTTCGTTGGAGACGTCACCGTCTGGGAAGAATTCTTCAACTCTATATCCAGCCTCCGTAAGGATGGCAAGAGTTTGGGGCCCCACCCAACCGGGCGGCTTCGTGACGTCGACCAGATTTCCGCGATGGGTTGTGCCAGGCACCTTGCGCATATTTGCCTCGTGGACGTCGTTCCACAATTTCGACCAGACCGACGTGAGGCCCAACATGACGGCCGAACCTTTGAGAACGTAGACGGCATCGACCAAGGCGTCGGCCATTAGTGCCATGTCTTGAGCTGCCGCTGCCTTGGCAAATTCTTCGGAAGCTTCCTCAAAGTGGAATTTCACCCTTTCCAACATTTTCCTGCGGGTCAGATGGGTGATGTTTTCCGGAGCCAGCTGTCCAAATTTCAAATGAAATTCTTGGACGGCGTTGATTTCCGGGTCGGCATGGACGGTGGGTTTGGTCACGATTATTCTCCTCAGCTAAGATTTTCGGGATTTCAGTTTACTACGGCTTGTCGAATGCTGACATATCCCCCCAATCAACA